AAATAGTGAGATCATTGCCAGTACCATACAAAATGCTGTATTCTAACGCCTCTGATTTTCCGCAAAGAAAGATTGTGAATGAGCTTAAAGCAATGGCCATTAAAGACGGACACCAATGGCTGTTCCCAATTGATGCAGATGAGTTTTTGAACATTGGAGATATTGGTTACACTTGCATTCGAGATTTTATCAACGCCAGGCACCATTCGCTTTTCCCGCCTCATTACGTTTGTCAATATCAGTACAAAAACATAATGCCAAACGGGGTATCATGGGTTGAGCCTGAACACAAAAAGGTTTTTGGCAAATTCAAGCCTGAATGGAATATTAGCATAGGCAATCACCAAATTGAAAATGTGAATATTTTTTTTGAGATAGAAAGCATTTGGCTCGACCACTACCAATACCGCAGCTATGAGCAATTCAAGCGCAAGAAGCTCACATTCTTCAAAGCGTTTGAAAAGGCGGGGTACCTGGATCACAAGTTTGTCAAAGAATACCGATTGTATCAAAAGCATGGAGAAGCATACCTGGAACAGATGTGGGATTATTTACTTAGAGGGGTAACTGAGTTTGAATTTAAACCAGGCAACCAATGAGCAACAAAAGAACCTTTAGTGATCTATCAAGCGAAGAGCTTTTGAAAATCCTCAACATGGCCTTGGATAATGGGGATTGGCACACAACCACAGCAAGCGACATTCAACTTCATGAGCTTTCGAGTAATGTTGCTGCATATGGGACTTGCAAAATATCAAAGCACAATACATTCAGGGACAAGGAAGTTTGGTTTACCATCAATGAAAACACTGTCCATATTTGGGAGAACAGGCCACGACAAAACATGATTGACGAATCTTTGTACAGGGCCATCTACAACTTGGATCGTATTGTTTCAACTATCAAAAGTCTTTTACATGGGTAAAGGAGGATTCACACCGGAGGAAAGGCAAAGAGCAAGTGAGTCACGAAAACAGACCATTGCAACTCAAAAGGCGGCTATGTTGGCCGCTCTTGCCGAACATTATTGCATCATCAAGTACGCAGCCAAAGAAGTCGGGATAGATAGAAGCACCCATATGCGTTGGATGGAGAAAGACGGAGAATACCGGGACGCGGTAATGAGGCTACAAGAAGAAAACATTGACATAGCCGAAAACGCCCTAATGAAAGCCATTGAGAAAGGCGACAACGTTTTGATTAAATGGTACTTGGAAACCAAGGGCGCAAGTAGGGGATATGGTAGAAAACTGGTTGAGATCGGAGCCATAGGAGGCACCACAGAATTGGCAGACATTCCAAAAATAGTATGGGTGAAATCCGAGTAAATGAAAAGTTTGCCCCCCTTTTTGAAGCTCCAAAAACTCGCTACGTCCTGCTATCTGGTGGTCGTGGTGCTGCTAAGTCTTTTGCCATTACCCTTCTTTGCTCTCGCATTATGGCAGAGCACCACAACCAAAGAATCTTGTACACCCGCTACACAATGGCGGCGGCTAACGATTCAGTAGTACTTGAATTTGCTGAAAAGATCGACATTCAAAACCTTCATCCCTACTTTACCCAAAAGAAAAATGATGTGTATTGCGGGTCCACCGGATCAGCCGTATCGTTCAGGGGTTTGAAATCCGGTTCCAAGTCCCAAACCGCAAAGCTCAAGTCAATCAAGGCCAATATTTTTGTGCTCGATGAAGCTGAGGAATTGACTAACGAGGATGAATTTGACAAGATCGACCTTTCGATCAGGGATAAAAACAAAACAAACCTGATTATTTTGATTATGAACCCAACGAATAAAAACCATTGGGTTTATAAGCGTTGGATTCAAGACACCAGGCGAACGGAAATAATTGACGGGGTGCCTGTTTCAATCTCCACACACCCCGACGTTACGCACATACACGTTACGTACCTGGACAACAAAGACAACCTTTCAGAGTCTTACCTACGTCGTATCTACGACCTCAAGGCCAACAACCCAAAGAAGTACGCCCACTACATCATAGGCCAATGGATCGAAAAAGCAGAGGGTGTAATTTATGAGGATTGGACCGAGGGTGTATTTGACGAAAAGTTGCCGTATATTTACGCTATGGACTTTGGGTACTTCCCTGATCCGTTGGCACTTGTGAAGATTGCAGTGGATCGAAAGCGGAAAAAGATTTACCTAAAGGAATTGATTTATGAAACGGAGCTTTCAAACGAGGGGCTTCTGAGGATGATGACCGACGCGATACCGGATAAGAGCAAACCCATTGTATCGGACACCAACGAAAAGAGGACCGTGATGTTTTTGAGGTCCAAGGGGTTCAGGGTTATTGAGGCGAAGAAGGGGCCAAACTCCATTATTCAGGGCATCAAGGACATGAAGGATTACGAAATCATTGTCACGTCCGACAGTCCCAACATCAAAAACGAGCTTGATAACTACGTATGGGCTGACAAGAAAAGTGATACCCCAATAGATCAATATAACAACAGCTTGGACGCTGGGCGGTATGGGTTCACCTGGATTGTGAAGCATGTTCCAAGGCCGGGGGAAATGAAAACAGGTAAAGGATAAATCAAACATAATGGCAAAAGTCAAAACCGAAATTGAGCAAACAGGAGAAGGCCAACAAAGCGAGTGGGTACACCCCGAAGCAGAGGCGATATTTAACGCACTCATGGGAGCCTACGAAGATGCCAAGAAAGCAGGGTTTAGGGCGCAGTATTGGCGTTCAATGATGCTTTCCTTGGGTGAGTTCTACATAGCGGATAAACCTCGCGTTGTGGACTTCTTTTTGAATCAGGAAGGACTCAATCACCAACCCAAAGAGATACCCGCAAAGCCCGCTAAAACAGCAAGCGAGTATAGAAAAGAACCCGATTACTCAGCCAAAGCCGGGCGGGAAACGTCAGGCGAATGCGAATCTTGCGGATAATGATTGCACAACTATCCAACGGGGCCACAATCAATCTACCACTTACCGCACATGAAATACCATGGGAGGCGTTTTGCGACTTCAAAGACCAGGAGCAGGAATACTTTACCGCACAAGAAGCTGAAGACAGTCAAGCCGCAATAGTTTCAATCACCAGGGCATTGGCTTACGTGTACGGGGAATGGATTTGGGATTTACCGTTTTCACTTGATGAACCGCTTGAGGAATTGTTTATAAGCGGCTTTACTGTCACACTAGGAGACGATCTGTCCGTTATGCGCCTATACGCACACCTGAACACAATTATCAACACCTTCAAGCCCGAAACGCTTGAGGCTAAAGTTTTCAAGTTGGTGATTGGTGGCGAAGAATACCAACTTGACCAACTCAAGGCCGCTAAGTTTTTGACGCTGGAAGGGGTGAGTACGGGTGAAGCAATCGAAGTACTTGAGTTCCGACGCATAGCAGAGAAGAATCTGGAAGAAAAAAAGTTTGCCCTTGGTAGTATGGACTTCACTTTGGGACTGCGAGAATTGGCAATACTTGTACGCAAGAAAGGGGAGGCGTTACCCTGGAACCGCAAAGAGTTGGAATCTTTCCTAAACGATAGGATGCAAACTTTCAGAACCGTAACCGCCGCCGAAGTTTTAACCCTTCGTTTTTTTTTGATCAATTCGTACTTGCTTTGGCTTCAAAACCAGATTACCAATTCTTCTGGAACGGCTCGCCCTATCAGGGTGGAGGAACTAAGTCGAAAGAAACCAGGGATCGTGAAGCGGCGGCGCGGGAAGCGTTTGAGTTGATGGGGTGGCGGTTGCTACTTGATGCGGCTTTACGGGAACAATGGTACATCGGAGGAATGGAATCACTTTGGAAGAGCGACTTTGAGGATTTTGTTTTTCTTACTTCACTTAAAAATTCACGGGTGTGAAAGTACTAACCAAAAATGACTTCATCGCCATTTGCCGCAAGATCGTGGCTCAAATGGCATCACGGGAACAGAACAAAAAAGGGGTGCCTCACCGGGTTAACTCCTTTGCTGCTTTTGTGGATGATATGCAACCAAGCGTCATGCACCCGTCGTTGGGGGCCACGTATGGAGATTACAAAGCGGGGCGGTTCTTTTCCCGGAATTGGGAGGCGGCGGGTAGTGATCCATCCAAGATGGTGTTTGAATACCCTGGGATTGTGATACAGGAAACAGGAGCTTATACCAACTCCATCAAAAGCGACCGCATTTACTTGGATTTGTTGGTTGTGGCATTTGATCGCAACACCTGCGAGAATTGCCCACCGGAAGTACTGGGAACCGAAAGCACGTTTGAAAATACACTGTACCTTTTGCGCTCGTTCATTCGTCAATTACTGGATCATTATTTAGTTGAATCCACTGAGGGCGAATTTTGGATGACAAGAAACGAAATAGATTATCGCATTGACAATGACTTGATAGATGTTGTCAGCGAATATGGACAATGGCTTGAAAACCTCATTACTGCCCCTGAACGCTGGAAGTTCACCAAATACAGCGACGGGGCCATTGGCGGCGCAAGGGGTTATGCAGTTGAGTTCACAATCCAAGTTTGCGAAACCATTGAAACCCGAATGAAGTACAGCGACCCCACTAGCTCAGTTGTTCCCGTTACAAATTGCGAGTCATGCGGATAGTCACGTATCAGGAATTAGTGGGCATTGCCCTGAATGCCGTGGAAAGCCTAGTTGAAAAAGGCAAGGACGAATTGAGGGAACAGGGCCACGTTGCAACAGGCCGGGGCATCGCCTCGCTAAAGGCAAAAGTTGTCGAAAGTGTCGGAGATACTTTGCGAATTGGCATAGAGGGCAATGATTACCTTTTAGATTTGGACACGGGAATACCAGCGAGTAAAGTAGACACAAGCGCGGCGGCAGAGGCAAGGTTATTGCAGTGGGCCATGGTGGTAAAACCTGGGCTTTCTGAGTCGAATCTAAAGCGGTTCACGTTTCTGACACTCAATAAAGCCGCTGTACTTGGGTTCCCGTTACCTGGATCGTTTGCCTTTTCCAAAAACGGGAGACGTACCGAGTGGATAAAGTTTGGCTTTGAGATGAACGCGGAAAAAATCATTGAAGAGCAATTCAAAGTCTTTGAGCTTTTGGTAGAGAACTTTGACGAAATCTACCAAGCAGCGATCGAAGAAGCACGAAAAATAGCAGCATGACAAAGGTTCTGGTTTACGAAGTTGAAATCAAAGGCGTAAAAACGGCGGTCAACAGTCAAGAGGATTTGGCTAGGGCCATACGGGACACTACTAAAGCCCGTCAGGCTGAGAAGTTCAACACTGACGAATACAAGCGGCTTGGAACCCAGATCGCAGCACTCAAGACGATCCAGCAAGAGCAAAGGCAGCAAGAGCGCAACGCCATTAACCAATTCAAACAAAACGCGGATCAGGGCAAGAACTCATACCGGGCATTGAACGCTGAATTGGTACGGCTTCGCAACTCATACAAAGACCTGACAGCAGAAGAAAGGCAAGGCGCATTTGGAGCACGTACTATCAAACGTATTCAGGAACTTGACCACGAATTAAAAGACATAGACGCATCATTAGGCCAATTCCAACGCAATGTTGGTAACTACGGCGAAGCTTTCCAAGGTGTATTCACCCAGCTTTCAGGGTTTGACATTGCCGCTTTTGCCTCAATCCCAGGCGCAGCAGCAGAAATAGGGCAGGCTTTAATTGGGGCCTTGCAAAATGTCTACGAATTAGTGCAAGGCATTCGGGAATTGAGGGGTGAAATCTCAACACTTACCGACGCAAGCGGGGCCGACCTCGATGACTTCACAGCACGGATAAAGGGCGTTGCTGATACATTCGGAGAGGATCAAAAGCGGATCATTGAAAGTGCCAACGCCGTTTCCAAGGCTTTCAATATCACATTTGGCGAAGCCCTAACCAGAATCGAGGAAGGTTTTGTTGCTGGATCAAACGCCAATGGTGAGTTCTTAGACACCATCAGGGAGTACCCACGGCTTTTCCAAGAAGCTGGATTAAATGCAGATCAATTTTTTAAAGTCGCCAATAGGCAAGCAACTGAGGGTATTTTCTCCGACAAAGGTGCCGACGCGGTAAAAGAAGCGGCTTTGAGCTTGCGGGAACTTACACCCGCTACCCTACTCGCACTCAAGGGAATTGGAATCAGTGGTGCCGAAATCCAAAAGATCATTGGAGAAAAGGGCATAGGCGGGGCTATTGCAGAGGTTGCCAAGCAACTTGACACCGTGCAAGAAAATGGGCCAAAGGCCGGGGCTGTTCTTGCGGATGTGTTCAGGGGCGCGGGTGAGGATGCAGGGATAAAGTTTATTAAGTCCCTAAAAGATGTTGACCAGGCTACACTTTCATTGATCGACACCACCAATGAATATCAAAGCGCACAGCTTCGCACACTTGAGATCAACACCGAGTTTAATCGGACACTCGTTGAAGTATCCGAAAGCATAGGCGGGGCCGGGGCCAATTTAAGCGATGTAACGACCATTATCCAAACAAAGCTTTTGGAGGTCTTACTATTGGTTATTGAAGGCGTAAAAGACCTGGGAGCAATCTTAGGCCCACTTTCCTCAAGCATTTCAGAACTTGGGGCAAGCCTGGGAGTGGTTGAAGAAAACGGAGAAGGGGCCGCAAGTGGATTTAGTTCGTTTTTGAAGATAGCAGAATTAGCCAAAAAACCTTTTGAGTTCTTGGTTGCTACCGTCAATGGCTTAATCAAGGGCTTTACTTTTCTTGGTAACAAAGTCAACGACTTTTATAATATCATCTTTGCGCCACTGGATCGCACCGAAAAGAAAACCAAAGCATCAGCCGACAGCCTGAAAACATTTATCGACCTGGCTAACAAAGGCAAAGGTGACGTTTTGCAATTCGGAGCAGGAAGCGAAGAGGCAGCGAAAAAAGTCGATAAGATAACCAGTAGCATATCCAAGGCGAAAAAGGTCGCCGAAGAGTTCGGGAAAGGTTCCCTTGCATTTCTTAGAGGCGAAGTGTCGAAGCTGGAAAGGGAGATTGAAAGGGCCGCACCCAAAGACCAACCCGCATTATTTGAACGCCTGTTTTCCGCAAAAGACCTGCTAAGTAAAGCAGAAAAGGAACAAAAGATACTACTCGATAACCTTACCGGGTTTATCGGAGAGGCGCAAAAAATACAGGACGCTTCACAAAGGACTTTCCAGCGTACCCAAACAGTAACTGAGGACGGGGTATTGAAGCAGGTGCAAGTATCTGAAAAAGGGCTAAAGGTCGTAGGGGAAAGCCTACTCAATAGACTTGCTGACCTTGGGAAAGGAATTGGCGAAGGTGTACAGCAATTCACGACCAGAACCAGAACAGATTTTGAGGTAAGTTTAGACGCTTTACTTGAAGAGTTTGGCAACTTCTTTACATCCGGTAGATTTTTTGACACACTCACAGAGGCCGGGGCCGCAATATCGGGCCTTGCCAGTGCGCGCAATGAGTCCGAATTAAACGCCATAGAAGAGCGTTACGCCAAAGAAATTGAGTTGGCAGGGGATAACACCAAAAAGAAAGAAAAGCTTGAAAAAGAGCTTGCAGCAGAGCAGGAGCGCATCAGAAAGAAAGAGTTTGAACAGCAAAAGCGGTTCAGGATTGCCTCTGCCTTGTCTTCGCTTGCATCCGGTGTTGTCAATATCCTGGCCACTCCTTCAATCATACCTGATCCGTTGGGCGCACTTTACAAGGCTGCCCAAATTGCATTTCTGACCTTTACCACTACAAGCCAGATCGCACAAATCAGCGCACAGAAAGCCGCCAAAGGCATGATCATAAAAGGGCCAAGCCACGCACACGGGGGTGTTCCTGTTCAAGTAGGCAATACCACCATTGAAGCCGAAGGCGGGGAATGGATTGGAGATGATGGCCAAGGGGGAACCGCCATAGTCAACAAGCACAACACCGGGCGCTACTACCCTATTTTGAAACAACTGAGCGCGGTAAACTTCCCAGGTAAGCGGGTTGTATTATCTGCCATCAATGCCGACCGGGGCTATGGGGTAAAGTTTGAGCAAGGGGGATTACTTGAGCCTAATTTCTCCAAAATGAATGTGGGTGTGTCCGGTGGAATAAGCATTGTTTCAATAGATGCCAACTCGATCCAAAACATGGCCGCAGCCGTTGGAGTCGGAGCCAAACGAGGGGTAGAGGCTGGGCTAGTTGTAGCCAACCGGGAAAATGAAAGGATTTCACAGGCAGAACAAAAAAGCAAGATATGAGCTTCACGATAACAAGTCAACCAAGCGATACAGTACCACAGCCAAAGAGTAAGTACTTGGAATGGTTGTTGGGCACAACGGATTTTTTAAATAGTGCGGATGCTTTCGCAACCTTCACACTAACCTTTGTTGATGGGGCCGAAGCTGACGCACTGGAAGTAATTGTAGTGGATTCTCTTTTCACCACTGATTCAGCTTTTCCTTTTACGGCACTTACCTACCACCACGAAGCCGCCAAAGAAGACACCGCCGCCAACTTTGCCGGGATGCTTTCAATCAACCCTGATTTTCTGGACTGGGTTATAACTCATGCCGGGGGTGTAGTGACCGTAACCAGGTCAAAGCCTGGGGCATTGTCTCCGTTCACCTTTGTATTTAACGCGCTAACCAACCCGCCAACAGTTTCCAGCACCAACGGCACTACAGAAAGCAGAAAGAGCAAGTTTGTGATTTGGGATTTATACGCAGATTCAACGCGCATTGTGGGCCGAAAGTCCGCGGCGATTGACCCAAGCGGGGTAAATGGCGTGTGCTCTATCAAATTTGATCCTGCTTTTCTGTTCAGCACCTACGAACCCAAAACCGATCTGTTATTTTGGGCTGAGGATAATTTTTATCTGGACATACTTTTCAAAGCGGCGCTGATCAATCAAAACTCAATCTGCCAACAGGACGTGGAAGAGGTTGTACAAGGCGATTTGTTTACCCTTATCAATTCCATCTTTCAGCCCACTGATCAATTGGGGTTTGCACCATACACCAGCGATCCCAGCGATGACGGCCCAGGTGATCCACTTGTAAAGTGGGTAACGGGAAACCCATTAAGGCGGTATCTGTGCAATGACTTCTTTGAATTGGCTGGCATTTACTTAGTCAATGATGGGTCATGGCGCACGGCTGATCCTTTTTTAATTGAGTTTACAATCCACATCGGAGAAACCACCGAAACCATTGCAGCAAGCCCAGACACCGACGCTCACCGTTTCTTTTTTGTCCCCATTGGCACACTTAACGGATCATACACGGGCCTACTCGATACAGCGGATAGTGTAGATATTCAAGTCTTCGCCTACACAGATGGTGATGTGAAAACCGCATATTCTGAAAAGTTGGTCAGAACATTCTCGCACCAAGATTGCGACTGCAAAGAAGTAATCATTTACCTGGGCGACTTGGGAAGCTTTGATAGTATCAGGTTTGGAGAACTCCGAGCACTCAACCAAGGCGTGACAGCATCAACTCGAATCTTTGAACCAGGCGGCAGGGATTACGAAGATCAGATACAGGATGTTGCCAGGGTAGACACCATCACCGATGCGCAAAATGAGTTAGTGTATATCTCCGAACCCATCAACGAATTGAACCGGGGCATGTTTGAGCAATTGCAACGAAGCCCACAAATTTACCGGATAAAGCAGGTGGAAACGAGTTCGGGAACGGTATCGAAGTTGGAGCGCTTACAAATGACCAGGGGTAACTTTGTGAACATGAACAGGGGAGGGGATAAGCGATTTGAAGGCGTGTTTAAAAGTGCATCGGGAACCCGTTGGCACAAATAAAAAAGGGGGCTGTTAACCCCCGCAGTGACATTTACCCTATGCCTAATCTTCATGAACATAAAACAAATACCTCATAATTCACAACGCCACAAATCTACACCAACGAAATGATAAAAGCAAAGAAAATTTCTGGCATTCCTACGCATTTACTAACCGATGGTGAGTTTTATTTCGATTTGCCAGAGGACTACGGCATCCGCAAGTCAAAGAGTCGTAGTGAGCTTGATACAGAGAATAAGGTAAGCCAGGAAGTTGCTTTGTCTTTTACGCTACCTCGCAGCCCTGGTAACGACTATTTCTTTGCAGACTATACGGCGGCGGTAGATGTATGGGTATGGGACAATGGCGAGATCTTGGAGTTTGACGAAATCCGACTCACTGAAACAAAGGATGATGGGTATGAAGTAGAAATTTACGGCTCAAATTGGGCTGAAAAGCTGCAACGGTTACGGGTTAGAGATGTGGATTTAGGGGAATTTGAGTACACGGATGCAGAAATTGCAGCGGCTTGGAGCGATACGACGATTATGGCAACGCCAACACTTGCCAGCTACGGAGGTTGGAACCAGGAGGGAAGCGCAACTTTGAAAGATTTGCGCATTTGGTTCAATCTTACCAAGGTCATGCGGGCCTGCTTTTGTGCAATAGGCTGGCAGTTTGAAAGCAGCGTTTGGGATGTTTGGCCATTCAACAGGCTTTATGGCTATATCTCAGGTGAGTTTTGGTACAGCTACGACGGCAAACAAGACCCTTTACGGGTAACGGTTGCCAATAATGCGCAGATCGATTTTTCTGGACTTGTTGACAGTTTGATTTTTCCAAATGAAGTGTACGACCCCTTCAACTTGTACAACTCCCTTTTGGCACCTGCTGAGTACCTATACCCCCCAGCAGGGCAAACCGATATTGATTTACATTTCAGACTCAACGCCACAATTTCGCTACCTGCAACTCCCGCAGGATCACCAGCACCAACCTGGACGCTTTTGCTTTATCAGAACCGACCCGCTACCGATGATTTATTTTTCCCTTTTGTTGAGCAGTACCAGGGCATCCCAGGCGAAGCACAAACCATAATCCTAAATATTGACTTTCGCATTGAAGGCGTACAAGCTGGGGACTCATTCGGCATCTTCGTTGAGTACATGGATAAGATCACCCCAGGCGGGGATGAATACCCGTGGTCGCTTCTTGCAGGTGGTGAGTGTAAATTTGAACCCGATCCACCGCGCTACATTGAAAACGACACCATCAACTTAGGCGATTTAATTGATCCAAACCTCAACGCCCTGGACTTATTCAAGGGGATGCAGCATATGATCAGCGGAATAATTAAACCAGACTTCAACACAAAAACAATCAGCCTTTACCCACCGTATCAAACCAGTATTGACGCGACAGTGATAGAGGGATTTTTCCTAAACTCTGCTCTGGATTTGACCACCAAAGTACAAGGCGGCTCCCTGGTTAAACGAGAAATAACTGAGCAGCACGAACGGTATTTGCGCCTGCAATTCAAGGATAGTTCTGATTCATTTATTGAAAGCCGCAATTTTCCCGTACAAATATGGTCAAAACTCGTTGATACCGGGGGCGCAAAAGAAGAAACAAAGACCCTTGAGAACCCAATATTTGAACCAACCATTGAGCGAGACACCACCGTTGAGGAAATTGGTTTTCTTCCTGACGGTTCCAGTGTTGACGCAACACCCGCACTTATGGCGTTGTGGGATAATGAAGATGGGAAGTTGAGTAAAAAGCTTGGGTATCGGGTAGCGTACAACCACGGGCTAGTTGAGCAGTTGAACAGCAGCGGCGATCCTTACCAACTCGTTTACGAAGGCGTTGCCATTTCAGAGTTTGGGTACTTATCGCAGTGGCCCACCCGTGCAGTAAGTATAGCCGGGTTCTATCGTCCCGTGTACGGCTCAAGCAATGGCGACTTTTATACAGCGTTTTGGCGCTTGAAAATTGTAAAAGATTTTTACAAAAAGGCTGACTTCAATTTGCTGCTTTGGCTTAACGAGCAAGATTACAAGGAAATAGATTTTAGGCAACCGCTACTTGTTGATTACTTCGGGTACAAGCTTTACAAGGCCATAGCCATAAAAGACCACAGGAATGATTCAACGAGCACACCAATTGATTTGGTTGAAGAAAGTGAAAACACGATACAATGATCAGGACGGTTCATTTAACGGACGAACAAAAGCAAGCCATTGCCGACATGGCAGAGCAGGAAATTACCTGGGAGGATGCAAAGACGCTTTTTCAGCTTGGATTTTGGCGCGGCTCTGAATGCTGTGCAGATTTGAAGGACATTAAAAAATGGATCAAATGGGCTATACACGACGGGAGTCTACCCGCATCGACATTGAAAAAGTGATTGTGATTTTTTACAACCGCATTGCCGGGGCTAAAGCGTCAAGCATTGCCGACATTCCTAAGCAACCCTTGGCCTTATTGCTCAACATGACCTATGAGCAATTGACAGCGGCATTAATACGGGAGGACTCCCAAAAGGGCATGAGTTGTGAGCAATTGCGTATCAAGTGGGGATTGACTGAGAGGAAATTGAGAAGGGTGACCGGGAAGAAATAAAAAAAAGCGACCATCTCTGACCGCTCCGATGTTGACACTAAACGCAATTATTTTTTCTTGTACACTCCATATGCGTAGTGCTCAAACTTATCATTATACAAATTCAGCCACCGCATTTCTTTATCATCATTCCATTCTGTAATCAACTCCCAAACGTTGTTTTGCCAACGATAAACAGGAAGTCCAGTTTTCTTCAATTCGGTAATTGTGCTCATGAACGATGTTTTGTAAATTAATGTACACAAATATAAGTGCATTTATAATAGTACACAAATTTATTTTACCTGAAATGAAATTTATTTTTCAGTCAAAAACGTCCGACCACCAACCCGCCACCATTCCAAAGCCCGTGCAATAAGTAGATTTTTGTTGAAAATCGTACATATGGCCGAGGTTTTGGACAAAGTAAAGCCGGATGAAGTCTTTACAGCATGGGAATACAAGGCGATAGAGCCACCGGAAAGGCTTAAATCAATGGTTCCTGACTATGGAATCTATGTCGAAGGCTACGCAAATAAGACTAGCAAAGACCTTTTAGGGGATGTTGTAGCCGCTTACAACTGGAATCAGGACACCGTTGACGGGTACATGAAAAACGGGTACGGCACACTCCTATTCAACCACAACGAAAACAAAGCAGTCGGTAAAATTCTGGAAGCTGAGGCAATGCAAGACGGGCTTTTTGTGCGCGGTTACGTGTCGAAGTCCTGGTCAGATTCTTGGATGCTGGAAGAGGGCTATATAAAAGGGTTTTCAATTGGGTACTTGACTAACTGGGAAAAGAGCCTATACGAACCCCAAACAAATACTTTCTTCCTGGATATTGCCGCACTTTACGAAATCTCAATCACCCCAATTCCCGCAAACTCCGATTCTCTTATCACTTCAATAAAGGGCCTGATACCAAAGGCTTCACCAAATACTAAAACAATGAATGGACTTTTCAAAAAGATCAAAGACCTGTTTGGCGTAGATATTCCAGAAAACGCAACTGAACAGGCCGCTATTGAAGCTTTGCAAGGTATCAAATCCCTCAAGGCTGAAATCGACGCGGAAGAACTCAAAACAATGGTAGCCGACGCTGTGGCTGAATTGGGGTTGAAGAAAATTGATGATTCGGCATTTGCTGAAAAGTCGGTTGTCGAAACCCTCAAAGGCACCGTTGAGGCCCAGGCCAAAACGATCAATGACCTGGCCGCCGAACTCGCAGGTAAGAAACTGGACGAACCAAAGCCGGGCGAAGGCAACGCCAAAACCGGATTGAGTGACACCGAAAAAGCATTTGGAAAGGCTCTGAAAGCCTCTGTGAAAGCGTAATCAATTTGCCCACACTGTAAAATATAAATAATGGAGCCAATAACTCTGGAACCAATTTTCATGCCAGATAGTAACATGCTGATGTTTCAAACATCGGAGTTGAACTATTTGGCAGAGCAGCGATACAATGACAAGTTTGGATTTTATCAGGCTGCTTTCGGCATGTACTCTTACATGCGCCTCACCACTGACTTGGAATACAAAATCTGGTACCCAACAGGTGAGCCACACCTTTGGCAGCCGCACAACTCTTGTGCTTGGACACCGCTAGGGGTTTACGGATTCGCCAACAAAACCATCACCCCTTGCAAATCCAAATTGAACTTGGAGTTTTGCAACGATGAGTTTTACAATAGCGTTTTCCGTTCTTTCCATGCCTGGAATACGGGGGCTACCGTGGGATTGAGTGCAGCAGGTCAGGCAGCATTGACAGCATTGACCAACACCATCGTGAAGAGTGCCACCGTAGGAAACCGCATGATGTTGACCGCTGGCCAGTTGTTTGACCCTGAAACCGTGGCTATTGTTTCCGGTACGCCTACCAATGTCGAGGAAGCATTTAAGAAAACCGTTGGCACTTGCCGGGGTTGGATTGATTTGCTTATCGACTTGGAAGCAGGCGACCCTACCAAGTACGCACACTTGAACTTGGATAGCTTGTTCATTCAATCCGGTGGAGGTCAGAACATCGCCACGAACGGCCAAACCTTCACGGGTTCCGTTCTGGACTTGTACGACGATATTTTTGCAGCTGCCACCAATGACCTACAAGAGGCGATTGTTGACGGTGGAGTAGGTGACACGGGCCGTTCTTTTATGCCGATGTTTTTGGTATCGAACTCCATCAAATCCAAGCTGTATTTGGAATTGTTGGCCCTGAAATCCAGTGCAGTTATCAACCAACCACGGATCACCCAACGGGCGGTAACTGCCAATGGGCAAACGTTTGATGTGCTTTACATTGACAACGTTCCCGTAATTCCCGTGGGTGACGTTGCCAACTACGACAAGTTGTTGACAGGCCGTAGCCACTTTGCTTACCTGACCATTTCCGGTACGATTCAACTGGGCTCCAACTTCGCACGTATTCCCGAATTGGGCACAGGTGAAGTAGCAGTTGCGATCCAGCAAAAGACCGACCTGGACGAATTGGGCAAAGTCTTGTTCTTGTCGCACAGCTTGAGCGCAACCGCGATCAGTGATACCAAGTACATTGCCGGGGGTTACAAATACACCGTACCGCTATAATCGTTTTTGGGATATATCTGGGAGGGCTTAACGGCTCTCCCTTTCACAATTAAAAGCTAAAACAATGGCAGAAATAATCTGCGAACCCAAGAACCTTATCAGTTCCGAAACTTGCGCCGACCGGGGCGGGTGGTACATTGGGTTTTACGCGAAATACTCTGAGATTGATTGGGCGGATATGGCAAGCGATGCACTGCTTTTCGACCAAACCAATCAGGAAATCTTGGGCTTTACAATGGTCGGCGGGGCCACCTGGAAGAAGATCGAACCCCGCAAACGTGGAGCAACCTACAATTTCAATTACACGTCAGCAACGGGATTTTATGAGTGCAATGCCGCTTGTATTTTCGACAGCAAAGACCGTGACCGCCGCAATAACTTGCAGTACGCAATTCAGTGCTGTGACTTGGTTGTGGTGCTGTTTGGCAACAACGGCAAAAAGCGGGTGATTGGAGTAGACTGGAACGGCGTAGAGTTTTCCCGTCCAGTTGACAATTTCCGCATCAGTCAGCACAATGACCAGGGCGGAGATTTGGGCACCAGCACCAGCACCGACGATCTGGCATGGCAGGGCAACCAACTTTTTTCACCCTTGTTTGCTGACGTTCCACGCTCCGATTTTCCTTCTTAAATATTCCATCCAATGCGCTCTATCTTTGTTTCGCTCATTTTGGTAATGATAGGGTTGAACGGAAAAGGGCAAAGTGTAACAGCTTTGCCCGATTCTGTTTTATCCCAATGCTGTTTAGAGGTCACCCTTTTAAATGGCAATGTCACAACCGTTGATTGGGTCTTTGTCCAGTACATCACCAGGGACGGCACAGGCACCAAACTATTTGTTGAGTATGCCCCAAACTTTGGCGGTATACAGTGGGAAACCCAAATCAGGATTCAGGATGATTTTGATGATGTGCTTGAGCGTTCCAAATTTATCGTTATCCCCTTCACGGTTGGTTCAACGGACTACGGCATAAATCGAAACTGGATCGCCAACATTGAAGAAAATACAACCACCGGGGGAACCTGGATTTATGGCCGTTTTGGCACCCCTACAAAGCGAAAATTCAGCGCCGTTGAGGATTATGAAACCATGAAGAACCTTTTGTTGGCATGTCGGCCACGGGCTATTGTAGTGGCTGAAAACGGACTTTACACTGAGGGCGATACCGTGCGCATGGGGGGCTTTTTGATTGAGAACACTAGGGTGCAACTTGAAGGTTATCCGCTAACTTTTGTTGATACGTTAAGTAGGCAAAGTTTTGGCGTAGGCGCTGGCACTTTGTCCGGTTATTTTGGGGATACAGTGGGGTATTTCGGTAGGCGCTCAGGTGCATTCAGGCAGTTTATTTTGCAGGGAAATAGGTACAACCAAATAGTAATTCGAGACACTTCAAGCGCCTTTGGTGATTACGCTGAATTTTACCAGGGGCTTTATTTTGGAGGCAAACCATACATGTATTTGGATGTGACCGACCGGGAATTTGATGGTAAAATTTCAAGGATTTCTATTGACGCGGATAGCGTATCCTTTAGGAATAGTCCCTATTTGTCGTCGATTGATGCTTACATAAGGTATTTCACCGCCAAGGCCGGGCGCATCTCAATGGGAGCAATTGAGGGCGAATTAGGCATAACGGGCACCGGGGTTGAAATGGGGGCTTATGGGTATGGCATTGGAGGCGGGGCCAGTGAGTACCTATTTATGAGGACAAAAGCCGTTGACAATGGCACAGCCAGCGTTGGCCAATACTTGCAGCTTATAAGTACCAGCACGGGGGAGGTTGATTTTGCCACAATCGACCTTTCAGACTACCTCCCAATTGCAGACACCGCCGCCATGCTCGACCCCTACATTCAAGGGGCGGGAACAACAAACAATTTGGTGAAATTTACGGGTAGTCGGGTAATCGGCAATGCTGCTATTACCGAAAACGGTAGCCGGGTAGTGATGGGGTTGCCTGCGCAGTTGAAGGAATATAGTTTGGTTGGGTTGCCTACGGGGGTTACTAAGGATATGTATTGGGTCACGGGGGCGGGGCCTGCATGGTATCAGGGGGCAAGGTTGGCGTATAGTTTGGAAAGTTCGGCTTCAGTATTCACTGCTGGGAGTTTGATTTTCGCAAATACAAATGGGCAAGCAAACCAGGATAATACGAATTTATTTTGGGATGATACGAATAACCGATTGGGGATAAAAAACGCATCGCCTACAGCTACGTTAGATGTCGCCTCTACGTCTGGAGGGCCAAACACGGGGATGATTTTAAGACAACTCGCAAACAATGCAAGCCCCAGTTCATCTTACACAAGCCTAGACTTTTTAAATGCTTCTTCGGCTATTGTGGGGCAGTTCTTTTCAACTGCCTCGAATTACAATGCAGGCACGGCATTGGCTGCAAACTCTATTGGGCTACTGGCTGAAATAGCATCTGGTCAGCTATTGCTCGGTTCGATTGGAACTGGGGGGTATATATCTTTTGTCACCAATAATATTACAACTACAAGCGAGAGAATGCGGATTTTGTCAGATGGCAAAATAGGAATAAACACCACGACGCCGACCACGGATTTTCAAATTGTAAAAGCTTCATCAACCGCGCTTACTCACCTGCTTACAAATACGTTAGGTGCATCTACTTATAGAATGATTGCATCTAGCAACAATTCAAATATTGGTGAAATTGGTAAGCTATTTTCTGGTTACGGAGGGTATAAAACACTAGCTGCTAATGGCACCTATATCTACAACGCGGTTGCTGGGAACATAACAATTTTAAACGATTTTGCCACAGGCAACATAGATTTTTCTGCGGGTGGGAGTTCAACAGCGCAGGCAACATTAGTATCAACTGGTAATTTGCTATTGGGCACAACAACAGACGTAACGGGGTATAAGCTAAATATTGTAGGAACAGGGGCAATTAGCCTCCCTCGTGGCACGGTAGCACAAAGACCAACCATTGCAAGCAGCACAACCCCGATGCGATTTGATACGGACAGCACAGCTTTGGAATACGGGGAAAGTGTAGGGGTTTGGCGGCAAATAGCCACACGCGCCTACGCAAGATCACTCGCTAATTCTACATGGTTAAAACCTCAATTAGAAGCAGGTAATGTAAATATCACAACAACGAGTAGCTTAAACTTTAGAGATGATGCGAAAATAAACATAAAGCTCTCTACAGGTAAAACCATTGTGAAGCAATCAACATCAGGGATTGCAATAAGCAAAGGGGCAGATGTCAACCTTGAGGGGCCACCTATTACATTCCAAGATACTGCAAAGAGTTTTATGTTTAATATTGTCGAGAAAGACTATACTTTTCTAGGCACAGCAGGACAAGGTAATCAAATTGTGTTCGAGATGGTATCCCCAAAACTAGCGGGTACTTTTAGATGGCCTTTTGCTTTCAGGCTAGACACAACAACAAGCCCGGCCACAATACGAATAGACCACGGAGATAGGTATGCTTCCACATCAAATCCATTAACTAACCTTTATTACGGGGCTATGCGTTCAGGTGGAGCGCAGGCATCGCACCAATTTGTAAGCAGGGGGTCAAATGGACAAGTAGGGTTTAGAATATCTGACGATGCAGTAAATTTTTTATCAATCCGAAATTCTGGAAAGATTTATTTTGCAACAGATTCTACATTGTCTTTTGACCCATCAACCGACGTTTTGCAACTTTCCCAAATGGGGCAAGGCAACAAAACCGCCGCTGCCCTCGGATTAACCGAATCTAACTATTTTGGACTAGCCACAAACGGAACCGTGATCGACATGGAGCGAAAGCGGGACACCACAATCTACATTGATGATGCTGACTACGATTTCAGCGCAGCCCTCACAACCGCACAAATAAGCCGCAGGTACAACAGAATTATTTTCTGGATGACCACAACCGCATCGGCGGGTTCTGACTCTGAAATAACCTTGCACACGCCCGACGTAAATTTAATGCAGGTCGAATACCTGATTCACAGCGTAGACGAGGCGGGTGGATTTGCAAACGTAATTCGATTTGGGACAAACAATGCCGTAGACAGTACAAACGGACTCGTGAGCAGCTACTTTCCCGCAGCCGGGGAAGGTGTACACATACGGGCGGGGCTGCGTAGTGGGGTTTACAAATATCGGTACAGCAACTAATTCAAAACCGAAATACATGAAATTCCTAAAAGTGATCATTTTGGCATTATTGCCCGTCTTCGCATACAGCCAAGACAGTTTTGTTAAAGATTCGATCTGGTTTTACACCGATCTAAACCAGTGTGACAGCGTTGTTTGGTGGGTTGGATACCAAGTCAAATTGAGGGGAAAAGTCGTCTCATTGGACGCTAAACCCGTTGGATGGGATGAGAAAAACCCGTGCGCAAACATCCCAGCAAGGGACACGGCAACACTGGTAAACTTCTACAAAAACACGTTGGTAGTTGATCCAGGGCGGCAACTCGCAGAAATAGCGGCGCGGCTCATTGCCCAAAACAGTTACGATCGTGAAGCTGAGCGAATCAACACCGCAATCAAACGAGCCACAACTAAAGACTTTTTCCAAGAAGCGGAAAAAGAAGCGAGTGATTCGCTGTTTGGAAATTACCGACTCAGAACCAACGTAGATGGTTCCGTCAAAACCGTCGATTGCCAAATCTTACGAAGGCCAAACGGGCAAGTGGTTATTAGAACCGGATCAGGCCAAACCGTGCAAAACTACCCGCTAAAGTTTTGGGGTGATGCCAGGATAGGAGTTACCGACCTGCCCGCCAAAGGGAACAAAACCACGATCTACAAAATTCAAGGCAACCGGGGCCGATGGGTAAGCTTTGACCGCACATTGCAGGTGTTGAAGTCGGACAAGTTCGCAATCGAAAATCTAGGCTTTAAATAAATTTCGTAATAAGTCCCCCGCTAACTATGAAATCTATGAGAATCAGTTTTGCAAAAATGTTTCTTGAAATTAGGGATGTGTTTAACTCCATGTTTTCCGGCTTATGGCCTGGCATTGCGTGGGCACTTACTTTTGTCTCTGGACTTATTGCCCCTGCATGGCCACCGTTTGCCGCCGTTTGCGTTCTTGTGGTGATTGATATGCGCACAGGTAGACAAGCAGCAAGGCACCGGGGCGAAGAGATCAACAGTAAAGGCATGAGGCGCTCAGTTGGCAAAATTGCGTCGTACTTCTACCTGATGGCAGCGGCCTTTATCATGGATGAAATATTCCTCAAGGGATTGCCAGTATCA